TTTTTTTGGATATGGTGTCTGCAGTCGTTACGACGCAATGTACTATTATGGTTCAGTTCTAAAAACCATGTACAAAGGCAAACACCCTGATTCAAGAGGCGCTGCGTCTTTCCTCATCAAAGGTGGTAACAGTTTTGACGAATGCCAAAAAGACGCCAATGCCACCGGACCCTTTGAACTACACTGTGTACAACGGGCGGCTCTAGAAAATGGTTTCCAGAAAAGCGCCAGTATGTATCCTAGAACACAATCAGACATGAATAAATTCTCGGATAAAACCTGGTCGCAAATTAAAGATTATTACAAGTCGAAAACAACGGGCTTAGATTCAGATGACTTGCAGGTCAGACGGCAAGCCGCCTACGATATTTACGGTCTAGTGGTCCAGTCAACAGGATACAATATCTTAGAGGAGCTGGGTGAAATTACTGGTTTATCGTATTATATCTATGAATGGACTGAAAAGGAGCGCGCAGCACCAATTTATTTTGGTAGGCAAATCTGTGAATCCTTTCCTGATTTTGATAATACTCAACAAAAGAAAGAGATGCAGTGTAAGAAAATTCGCTCCGTAAAGTCACTCATACGTTTTAAGGGACAAATTGTTACAGATAAGGTTTATACCAGTAAATTCTGGACCTGTAGCGATGACGGAATTAAAATTACGGCAAATGAGAACATAATTTTAAACAAGTGGATGCCGCAATCTGAGCCCGTAATTTATGAGTCCAGTGAATTTAATGTGGATGTTAAAGAATTAGGACCGACTAAATTCCATGTTGAATGGTTCAATAATTCTGTGGAGTACAAGTTCTATATCAGAATGAAGTACAAGGAGAAATTCTACAAGGTGCCTGAAATTTCTATGTACCAAATGCAGCCGATGTTTTTCCCTATTGCCCGCTGGGACTTTTACCAGGGAACTATTGATGACCGGTGTGGAACACTAAATTCAACAGTTGTAGGTAATTTACAGACCGCAATGGTCGATTCTAAGAAATGCGTAATTTTCAATGGCAGGGATAATTACATCAAAATTAATCATGGAATTCACACCAGTGCATTTAAGGGAATTACAATGATGGTGAATTTGCAAAAGGACCCGTATGGTCCCTTCCGTTTCTGGGAATTCTGTAATCACCAGCCTGGTGATATGAAGCAATACGGAAATAAGTGCACAGGCGATATGTACAACAAGGATGAAATTTTCAGCGCCATTACCAAAAATAATATAGGAATGGAATTTTCCTGCCAGAAGAACAAAACTGGACCAAAGCTTGAAATAGCAGACACGCTACCCTCACAGCAATGGACACACTTGGCATGGCTAATTGACGATACAACAGGCTTAACAATGTACATAAACGGCGAACCTGTGGTCAAACAAGTTGGACCTATCAACCAGCTAAAAGACAAGATATTTAAGTATATGTATATCTTACACAGTAACGAAGCATATGATAAGGAAATCGCGGTTGCCTGGTTCCGCATATTTGATTACAATATGACGCAGGCACAGGTACGCCTGGATATGAACAATCGTTTTGCCTTGTCAGTTGCCTTTCCTACGGATGTGCGCTGTGGCTGGCTCTAAACCAAACATAAATAATAAATATAAAACTGTAATACAGATTTTTATTTATATCACACAGTCAGTTTAATAGCGTCTGTTATTGCGTCTGCTGCTTCTGCGGTTGTTTCTGCGACTGCTTCTATTGTTACGGCGACTGCTTCTGCGACGACCTCCAGCTGCACCAGGTCTGCCTGTTTTTGAAGTCCAGTCAAATATAGACTTCAAAGATTTTTTAGGTTCACCAGTGATAGTATTTCCTGGCGCAGGAGCTCCAGCGGCTTCACGTGCAGCACTTGCCCATTCCTTGACAGCTTGAACAAAAGTTTTTTCAGAACCATTTGCAGAAGTTATTTTTACCAGTTCTTGATTTTTATCTATAGAAAGCTTATCACTAGGAGTCAATTTAGGCTGAGCACCAGAACTAGGGTCGCCAATCTTTACAGGATATCCAAGTAAATAGGGAGTTCCACTAACGTTAGTTTCAACCATGTAAGGCATAACAGCACTGTCGATATCAATATCCTTTTTATACATAACACGAACGGCTTTTACAGCCATACTGCCATACTTTTTTAATCCGTTTGCATCTGTTGCCTTAGTCCAAACCTTTGCACTATCACCGAAAAATCCACCAGCACCAAAACTTCCATATCCTGCAGCAGCAGCATTAGATAGGGTTTCGGTATCATCAATTTCAGATGCCATCATGGATTTTGTAAGCTCCGTGTCTGGTATTTTATAGCCGCCGTTAAGCATATTCTGTTTGAAATCAAGGAGATTTCCAGAATCTTGACGTCCAGAGCTAATTATAGAAATTAGGGGAGTTTCGGCAGCAGATTCGATAGCTGGAATATCAATAGGATTGGGTAATCCAATAGAGTAATTAGGAACGGTGTACTTATTTGCAGCATTTAAGAACACACGTGAGCCCAATGTATCTGGCAACATAGGCATAGGTCCTGCGCGCCCAGATTTAGCCCATACGTATTTTGCATATAAGAAATGCCCTATTACTTGTGTTGTAGCTTTGGTTTCTACATCTAAATCAGGAAATAGGATAGACGTAACCATGGATAGTTCGTGTGCGTGTGTGCCGGCAGGGGGCAGGCAGCGTGGTGTGTCTTTTTTGGCTAACTGTAACTTCTGTGTTAAAATAAAGTTTGCATCGCAAGAAGAAGTGCCTAGACTAAATGTTCTGCCTGTACCAGAATGTGTTACAGTTTCCATAGGGGCTAGTGGAGTAATAAAAGAAAAATGGTCTGCATGGAATAGATTCTGTAGTAAAATAAATGCCATTCCGCCTGTACGCCGCCCTGTGAAAAGTGCTGGTGTCATAGGAGGAGGAACACCATTGATTTTTTGTCCAGCGTGAGTAGGGTGTGTTGGCGGATAGCTAGGTGCTAGCCAAGCTCTTCCTGTAGGACTAGTGGATGCGTCCGCGAAACTTTTTTGTACTTTAATCGTGTAAGCAACAGATTTGGCACAACGCAAGAGCGCACCATAAAGCCATTTACCGTAGGGTATATTCTCATTTTTTAAATCAGTCTTCAATTTAGCCTCATATACACACTGCATCATACTTGTTTCCAGCCATGTAACTCTGTGCCAAGGACCAGTAGCCTCAATAAAGTGAGTACCAGGCTCCTTTGACTCAGGGTCATTTATATCGTGTTTGTAATAGAATGAAACCGTTACATTACCAGCATCAATATCCTCTTTTGTTGGTGTGTATTTTACTCCAAAAGGTGTAACATTATCCACAAGGGGGCGGTCACAGATAGCGGCAATTGTAGCCTCTTTGAAATCAGCACCGCCATCAACTTCAAGAATTTTAGCTCTAGGTCCAGATAATACATAGTTAAATAAACCCTTGTCAAACTTTCTAGGCTTTAACTTATCTTTAAGAGCGACATAGATTGCATTTTCTAAAGGACTTACAAGGTCATTAGCATTGGCAGCAGTCTTACCAGCTCTCAAATCAGCCCTTAATTTCGGGTCACGCAAGTCTATTCCAAAAGTAACCGTAATTTGTCCATCGGGTTTGAGACTCTCCAACTTTCTTACAACTGGTAACATAGTCCATTTATATAAGTCATTGAAACTGGTAGCAGTTACACATCCCTCAGGAAAATCTCCACCTTTAATAGGCTCTCCATCGGCGTCGAAAAGTTCTAGAATTTTATTAATGTCCTCTTGGTTAGCAGCCATCCAAGCATCAAGAAGGGCTTTGCCTTCTTCATTTGCTTCTGATGCAACATTACGTGTGTTCATAGAGTCATCTTTAATAATTGTTAAACCAGCCCCACCCCGCTGTCTGTGCCTTCTGTTAGAACGGGAGCGACGGGCAGGCATTTATTTTCTATTAAAGCCAGATGTTTTTATACGCTTAAATGGAAATCCAGGTCCTAACAGAAACAACAGCCGAAGTATCCGATTTCTTCGACCGCAATTTTACCGCTTATTCAAAGAAAACAATTGGCAAGCAGTCCGATTACAAACAGCATATCTTCACCGCCCATAAAGATAATAAACTAGTCGGCGCCTTGCGATGTGAAATCATGTGGTCCGTTGTTCATATTGACCTCATGATAGTTGTCCCAGAGCACCGGAAACAAGGTGTCGGGACACTTTTATTCAATAAGGTCGTGGACCTCAACGCCAGTCAAATCACCGTCGAAACATTTGATTTTCAGGCGCCACAGTACTGGATTAATAAGGGCTTTCAAGTTGATTATATACGCGACGGTTATGATGGTCACAAGTTGTATTACTTGAGTAAAAAAACACAGCCCCTGTTAGAATGACTAATAGTGAGTACATAGTTGCCGTTCCCAGTTACAACAGAGCCCAACTCTGCAATGAGAAAACCCTGGCTATGCTCAAAAATAACAACATTTCCAAGGACTGCATCAATGTGTATGTAGCAAATGAGGCAGAGCACAAAATATACAAAGAGACCTTAGACGCAAATCTTTACGGCAAACTTATAGTTGGCAAGAAGGGATTAGTTCCCCAGCGTCAGTTCATCATGGAGCAGTTTCCCGCAGGCAAACACATTGTGTTTTTCGACGACGACGTTGCATCCGTTGACCTGTCCCTATCAAAATTCAAGGGCAAGCCCCTGGACCACTTTTTCAAGGAGGCTTTCAAAACAACAGAGGAACACAAGGCATACATATGGGGAGTCTATCCGGTCTTTAATCCCTACTTTAGAAAAGCCCGTAAGGAAGTTGGTGACTGCTTAAACTACATTGTAGGTGCTTTTTACGGTGTAATCAACCGTCCCGATAACAAAAATCTAAAACTCACGCTGACAGCGGAAAACGGTCAGAAGGAGGACGTAGAGCGCACTATCAAGTATTTTATTGAAGATGGTATTGTTATTCGTTTTAATCGTGTTGGCTTTATCACAAAGTACTACGGCAAGACAGGCGGCTTAGGCACTTTTGAGGAGCGCCTGAAGCCCATGAAGGACGCGTCGGACTTGTTGAAGAAGACCTACCCTGAATATGGCGATGTAGTATCAAAGAAGACAGGCATGACAGAGTTCCGTCTGAAAAAGATGCCGTCAAAGCACAATGTCAAGACGCAAAAGGCAAGCAAAACAAGCCGCAAGACACGCAAGCTATAAACAGGGCGCAAAATACTTATTTTACGATTTCATAAATCAGAAAATAAGAAAAATTGAAATCACAAATCATCAAAATATAAAAGGTGCCCTGCCCTTACATAAGTCAAGAAACTTACGTAACCAGCTAAAATGAGCGCCATTCGTGTTTTCAACCCTATCCTTGTGGGCACTGCCCCCTGTGAGACCCTGCCCCTCAAGAACGTGATGAAGCGCCTGGACAAGGGTGTTGATATTCACCCCAGCTACCAGCGTGACATCTGCTGGGACGCCGCCATGATGGGTGACCTTATCCACACCGTGATGCACGCGGGCATATTGCCGCCCATTACGCTCTACAAGTTCCAGGCGGGCGACGACAAGCCCGCGGGTTCCACCTTTGAGTACGAGTGCGTGGACGGGCAGCACCGCCTTTTTGTTCTGCGCAGCTTCTTCAAGTCCGCGCCCGTTGCCCTACCTGGCAAGAAGCCCTTCATGGTCACGCTCAAGCACACGCACGACGATGGCAGCATCGTCCACCTGTTCTACAAGGAGACGGTGGATACGCGTGCCTTTGCGGAGGAGACTGATAAGGCGGTCGCCTACTTTACTGAGGATGAGCGCGACATCTTCAACGACTACTGCCTGGACCTGAAGACCATCAATGGCATTCAGACAAAGGAGCAGCGCATCGCGCTCTTCCTTAGCCTGTCCAAGGGCAAGCCTGTGACGGGCTGCGACAAGCAGAAGAACTACCACCATGTTCCGCTGATCGCCCTGACCGCGACCCAGATGTGGGAGTCGCCTATGAAGGCGATTCTGCGCTCAAAGTGCCACGTCAAGGCGGAGCGCTTCTGGCTTCACTGGATTTGCCGCATGTACCTGCTGAGCCAGGCGCCGACCACGGCGACCTTCATGACCCTTGACAGTCAAATCAATGAGTACATGAACAAAACGCCCGCCAAGCTTGCATCCACCGATGAGTCGCGCGCCGCCTTCACGGAGCAGATGGAGCGCTTCTTCGCCTTCATGGACAAGGTTAAGGTCAAGGTCAGCCCTAGCCGTCTGTTTGCCATCTTCGTCCAGCTCCTGACTGCAGATGATGCGAAGACTGACATTCTTGTCAGCCACGCGCACCACTGGCATGAGACTGCGGAGCAGCGGAAGCTTTGGATTGGGCGCACGACTAGTGAGCTGGCGCGCCAGGAGTACTTTGACGCCGTGACGGCAGAGCTGTCCAGCCATGCCACCATTGCACAGCCCCATATTGGGCGCAAGACCATCCCTAAGCGCCTGCGGGAGCTGGTGTGGCGCCGTGACATGGGCGACTCAAAGGACGGTGCCTGCTGGTGCTGCAAGAAGGCTATTACGGACGCCACCTGTGAGATGGGTCATGTTGATGCTGTTGCCGGCACTGGTACCAACAAGCCGGAGAATCTGCACCCTATTTGCCGCGCCTGCAATGAGGAGATGGGCACGCAGAACATGTACGTTTGGATGGAGGCGCAGGGCTATGCGCGTGCTTAAATAAAAATACAATAAAAAGCCAAAAAAAGAAAATAAAACGTTTTTTTCACAATGTAAAAATTGAATCATCAAGCGCGCCGTTTTTCTACTCAAAAGCCACGATGAATTTCAAGCTATCTATTACTATTCCAAAGCGTGAGGACGGGATTCTACCATATGAGAAGCTACTAGCTCGGCTCAAGTGGTTGGAATCACCGCAGTGTCGCGCTACAATGAAGGAGGCGGACCGCATTGAGGAGCGTGCACAGGTAACACGTGACTTCCGTGAGGTGCTGAAGGTGCGTGATTTCCTGCAGGGATGCGACAAGTATGAGGCGCTAGACCCGCTTTACAGTTAAAAAACTCTTGCGAGACATGGTTTCGATCCATGGACCTCCTGGTCACAACTAAACTATGAGCCAGGCGCAATACCTCTTTGCTATCTCGCAACAACTAATCTACAGGTAACCGAAGTCTTTCAATTTTTTCCTATATTTTCGGCAAAATGCAGGTCAAAATAGGCTTTTGATGACTTATATCGGTCCAAAGCAAAGGTTCCTGGGTTATGATGGATAAACGGTTTTTTAGTTAGGGTGTACTTATTTTGTCCAAACGTAACTAGCTCATGCTCATAAAAATGCTGTAGTAGTCCATAGGGTATAATAACGCTATGTGCGCGTATAGAACCAAGATTAAGTGAATACATGTACCATAAGACGCCCTGCTCCCAGTATGGAAAAGTATTCTTAGTTTTTATCATTGTATCGTACGCCCACATAGTTAATAGACGGCGGCTTACAGTATCTGATTTAACAATCATAAAGCCGCAATTTATTTCCCATAGTTTATTCTGGTTAAGGTCACCGCTAAATATCAAGGACACATTAGGGTGCGCATTAATAACATTTTCTAAACACGCAGCATCCAAATAGAAGTGCGCATCGGCATCAATCCACACAATATAATCGTATTTATCTAGGTATAAAAGCATCATAGGAATTTTCTCCCAATGTAGTGTCCGCCCATCAGTGTAAACAGCCTTTGAAGAGCGTATTAAATCATATCCGTGTTTTTTGCAATAGGCTTGATTTATTGCATAGTTGATATCAGCATACTTAGAAATAGCGCTGTTATACCACATTAAGCAACCAATTTTAGGATTCATGCGCCTCTTTTAATTGGATTTATTTTCTATACACACCCTAAAATGCAAAATTGGTTTGGTCTACACAATGGAAAATATATTGGTGAAGCCCCCAGTATGTTGATAGAGATAAACAACCGGGCTTAACGCCTATACCGCAACCAACATTACTAACATGGTTAGCAAGTAGTCCTTTTGTTATGTCTAGTAATTTCCCAGTGATAGCCCCAGCGCCCTAGCAACAGTTGCTGCTTTGGCTTAAACATATTGAGTACCATACGAAATAGCATTTTTAAAATACTATTTTGTACATTATACCATGTCAATTTTTATTCAGACGCCTTCATTGACTTTGCGCGTGCTTTGCTCTTGTCCAGTGTCATTTTCTTCTGGTCAAATCCCAGCTCCTTGAAATAATCCAAGGTCTCCTTCTTGTCACAATCGGCTATCTTTTCGCGTAAGTAGCAGACAAAAGATACGCGACTGTATTGCTTATCTACGCCCAGCGTACCAGTCTCAATCTTGTCACTGTGAATACGGGGCAAGTCCTTGTTAGCCGCCTTGTCCTCCTCAGTTTCATAAATAGCCGTGTTACAGTGCCACTGGTGAACATCCATCGCCAAGAAATCACCTGTGCGAATATTGAAGCCAATGCGATACTGGGGAAACAAAGTAAAGCCACCATGGTAGGACCCACGCTCAATAACAGACAAGTTACCGTATCCACCACGGAAATCGCCATCGTCCATGTGTAGCCCCGTGCGGAAGTTGCGATTGACAGTTACGGAGCTAAAGGCAGTGTCGGCAATACGCAAGAAGGGCTTGGCATCAGCCGCCTCCTTTTGTTTATCGTATCTGTCTGGTATGAGTTTCTTGAAGCAGTTATCCAAGGCGCTAATAAAAGGCAAGCCATGCTTGAAGTTTTCAAAGTGCAGGCGTGTATATGTTGTTAAGCGGCAAGGAATCTTATGCATAGCTGTGCCGGCATTAAAGTATCCTAGGACTGCACTAAACACCTGATTGTTCACGCGCATCTTGGATACAGTACCATCGGGCTGGATGTAACGTGTGGCGTGTCCCTGTGTTTCAATAGGCTTGCGCTTTTTCCAGTAGCGTCCTTTTAACTGAATGGGACCAGCAGCAGCACCTCTCATTAGTGACGGTGATGCACTGGTCCAGAAACCCTCCCAACCAAGTTTGATAAGGTCGGGGCTGACTACATTCTTACGTAACTTGGCAATAAGTGTGCGCTCACCAGTATCATCTTCGACATAAACATCAACATCTTCATCGTAAATCTTATCTGCAGCATCCTCATCAAAATAGGCACCCTCCTTGTCTTCAATTTCCTTAGCAGTCATTTTGGCTTTGACAATAACCTCCTTGACCTTGTGTTGCAAAGGATTTACCTTATTAGGTATTACTAATCCCTTGTATATATCGGGAGGAAAGTACAAAGTTCCGCTCTTTCTTGTGGAATGGGGTCTAGAAGGTTTTTGCTGACTCTTAGATTTTTTAGGACTGCTACTGCGCTTATTTTTGCGCGTAGGATGACTCATCTTACTACATGCAAAGATATTTTATAGGGACTATTTCTTCTCACGTACAGCAGCCGCTGACTCAGTGATGTTTTCAGCCAAGTTAGGATTGAACAATATGTCCATAGTGGCTTCAGGGAAACGATAGCATGCAATGCCTTCGCCGTTTTCATTATTGTTTAATTCACAGTCGACCGCGCCATTCTTCATAGCAGACGCCAATGAGTCGGCTAACTTGCGCTTACCATCGGAAACAGACAGAATCTGTTGGTCCGTCGTCAAGCCGCCATCTTTAATCATTAGAGTCTGGTCAACACGGCGCTCTGTTTTCTGTCCCTCAGAGAACTTAGAAATATATGTGAACACCTCAACTGTGCGCTCCTCAGGAGGCAAAGACTTGTGACTGCAAATACGAATTGCGCGTCCCTTAACCTGCTCTAAGCGAACGTAGTTCCAATAGGGCTCCATGATGTGGACCTGGCGCACGTTTTCCAAGGAAATACCTTCAGCGCCGGATTGCGTAATCATAAACAACATAGAAATCTCACCCTTGATGTTATTTTCTGAGCCACCGTTGATTTGTTTGACCTGTGCCACCAGATTTGCAGGCAGCTTCGCCCAGTTAGCATTGAAAATGTGTTTGAGTAAATCGCGTTTGGCGGCATCATCGTCGCCGCTATACGTAATATAACGCTTCTTGCCAAGATTTGTTTCCTCCAGCAGTTCAGGAGCTAAATTCCATTGACCGCCCTCCTGTTTCACATCAAGGCGCATATAGTCTTTTTGAAATTCTAGAGCTAAGCCAAAGATACCAAGACCTTCCAGCGTCTTGAAGTTACTGTAGACTAACGCAGGACCCTTTGATGTTTCTAGATTATCAAGAACCTTTTGGAATTTGGGGCTGTAAATCATAAGGCTGTCCTTTTTGAAAACTTCTTCGCCAGTAGCCTTCAGTGAGCTTAGCGCAGCTTGAATAGCACGCTGATAGGGGTCCTCCTTTGTTGCAGCCGCAATTTCAGCCAAGGTTGGCTTTACCGCCTCAGCATCAATCACATCGTCTTGAACAGCCTCAGAAATAACACCACCAACACCTTCCTCATCCTCTGCGGCAGTACCTAGTTCTACGGCAGCCAAGTTCTCATCACCTGGGCGTGGTCTGGGAATATCATCAGGAAAGACGAAGTTACAAGAGGCGCGACTGAAAATCTTGAAGGTGCCTTTCTGTGACTTCATCACCTCTTCATAACGCGCATCCTTCTTTGGTGGCGCCTTCTTGCGCGCCCGCTTCGATTCGTCTTCCTCCTGTTTAATCTCAGCGTTACGTACAATGGTGTATTGTTGAAGCTGTCTATCACTCATTTCAATCTCAACAATTTCATCCTTTACAACCTTGGCTACCAATTCGGGCTTGCCAGCCTTGTAATAGGAGATTAGACCGGCTAGGCGTGCAGTCAAAACAGTATCATTGGGCTTCTGTAGACTGAGTGTTTCCGTATTGACAAAAGTATCTACGAAAGGCTTCTCAATATCAGGAAGGCGCTTATCAACGCCAAACTTGATGTTCTCAAATACTCCTGCAGAACCACCTACTAGTTTCTTGAGACCCGCCTCAACACGTCCTAACCATGCAGGCATATCGCGCTCTCTTCTCATTTCAGAGCCTTCCGCAGCCAAGTCCTCATCGCGTACAAATCCACGAAGCTCCCCCTTTTTAGTAACAACCTTGCGATGTCCGCTGGGTACAGGAGTCAGTTTAATAGATAAGATACCGCCATTGGAAACAACAGAAGAAATATCAACCTCAGGATGCATTTGGAAGTATTTCTCAACCGTGTCCTTGTTGCTAGTAGCGGATAATGTAGCAGACGCAAATCTCATGTCTCCACTTAGAATGTTAGCAATGATACCAAGTTCCTGTGGGTAGTTAATAATAGGTGTACCGGACAAACCGACGATTTTAGCGCCTACAGCATTACACAATAGACGATAAACCAAATAACCAATGCGGTACTTTTTACCCGTCTGGCAGTACTTGGCAGTGTATTCGGGTTCCAGTGGCTCCTCCTTGAAAAAGTGCTCTAGGTTACTGTTATTGATAGTACGAATTAAGTTGTGGATTTCATCAATAATGATTACAGCACCGTCAAACATCTTAGGAGTTTTACACGCCCATTCACGCACCTTGCGTTCACTCAAGCCGTTATAGTTAATAAACTGGAAGCGACTATTTACATGGCGCTGAATCTGTTCATTAATAACACCCTGTGTTGCAGGGTCTAGCTCTTTCCAGTTAGATGGTAGGCTGGGGTCAGGAACCCAACCACCCTTCATCTTTCTAATCCAGTCAATAGGCAAGCCAAGTGTATCTGTCAAAAAAGCCAGTTCGGGTCCGCCCTTGCGAACAGACGCTTCAACAAAGCTCCAGTGATTCTCCTGTTGGAAGGCAAAATAGCCGCATTTACTCATCTCACCGCGGAAGTTACCGCTTAGGGAGGCAGGTGTCATTATAATGATTTTACGACTGCCGGCGCCATAAAGCGCCTCTGCAGTTGCGATAGATGTACATGTTTTACCGGAACCTAAGCCGTGATATACAAGAAGACCGCGGTAGGGACTGGCTCTTTGTAAATAATCGCGTACAAACGCCTGGTATTGAAAGGTCTTGAGTTCCTTACTGGATGCCTTCGCAGCCTTCATACAGGTCTCTGGGTCTGGGTCCTCAGAGGCTTTTGGTAAATGGTACTTTTTGAATGTCTGAATAATAAAAGGCTTGTGCGCACGTCTATTTTCAGGTACAAATATATCAGGTGTAATTTTATCTGTCCCGCTATCGATTTTTTCCTTTACGTGTTTTATTAGCTCTGCTACTGCCGGGTCTGAGACCTCAGCAACAACAGCAGGAGCAGGAGCAACAGCAGACTCCTTGATTGTCGGACCCGCAGTCTTTGCCATTCTTATTGTTGGTTTTACAGTAACAGCCGGTTTGCCCATTTGTATGGTTGGTTTTGCAACAAGAGGAGCCGCTGTTCCAACTACTGCATCCAGGTCAATAACGCCTTCGTCTTCTTTGGCTTCAGCTTCAGCTTCCTTGGCTTCAGCTGCAGGAGCAGGTGCCTCAAGAGCCTCACGTACCGCCTTCATTTCACCAAGCCGCTGCTGTTGTAAGGGCTGTGCCGCTAATTCAACAAGCGGAGCCGGGGGCACCCCAGTAAATGCTATAGGCGCAATTTTTGAAAAGTCTTCGGCAATACTAGCTGCAGTGGGTGCAATTTTAGAATCAAATGCAACAGCAGTCCTTTTTAATGGTCCAAATTTTTTGGGTCCTTTTGCTACCACAGGAGCATCTGACATCTCTCTAAATTCAAACAACGATTTTACTTGTGTCATTATTTGCGTGGTGCAATAATAAAAATTGACATTTCGCCAAGCCCTATATTTTTAGGTTGAAATGCCACCACCACCGTACTATGAATGTCCGGTCTGTAATAAACAGTGCCAAAGAGGGCAATTAGGAAAGCACATTACGACACATGAGCAAAATGACCTCATAAAGTGTGTCATTAATAAGGATAGTTGTGATAGCAAAAGCTATCATCCAGAGTTTAACTGTTCGGGTCACACGTACATATTGTGTCCTGGTGTAGGACTGTGCTTTGAGAAGGGTATGAGTCTCCATAGCAAGCATGTCTGTACCGTGTCGTTTAAGGATTGGCTACAGGGTAGCAAAATCACTGCGGCTGATACCAAGCCTAAGGCTAAACCAGTTGAAAAAAAGAATGTAGTAGTAGAAGAGTCGCAAGAGCCTATTAATGAGATTAATATGATTTTACCTGAAGACGAAGCACATGAACAGAAACCTATAGCATGCAACCATCATTATGAGATTACACACCTACGAAATGAAAACACCAGAATACAATCTGAGCTGGCACAGGTCAAAGCTGAACTAGCACAGTATAAGACCTGGAGAGATTCGGTGTTAACAACTGCGCCTACAGCTAGACAAAGCTCTAGAAGGGATGCTCCTATTCCTGAGAAGCAAGAGCAAGAAGAGCAGTCACAAGACCAAGAGGAACAGAAGCAAGAGAAGCAGCAGCAGGAGCCCGTCAAAGTCGCACCTAAGACCGTCATCAAACGCTTACCCAAACAAACCATTCACGCAAGCCAGAAGGAGATTGCCAAGGGCATGTGGTGCAATACCTGCGATTCTTGTAAGACCGTCGCGCAGTATGCCACAGATTTGCGCGCCTGCTGTAACTGTAAAAAACTAACCCACTTTAACGATGACTTGACGAACTGTTATCATTGGGATTGTGTTATTTGTGATAAGAAGAGCTGTTATGGTTGTGTCAAACAGGCTGGTGGCAATAAGATTAAGCCACTTTGTTCCCCAGCGTGTGCTGCAATATATAAGAGTCAAAGGACCTAATCCTCCACACGCTGCGGCGCACTAGCACTAATCACGCCCATCTTGATAAGCGCCTTTCGTGACGCCTCCTGCTCCGCCACTTTTTTGTTTCGCGCAACCGCAGTTGCTACAACAGAGCCATCAGGATGAAGTACACCCATCGTAAATGTACGGTTGTGAAGAGGACCCTCCACAGCGACCTCCTTGTACTTCGGCGGCGTGTGAAATGTGCTTTGGTAATGCTTTAGTAGCGTGTCCTTATAGTTCTTCTGGGAACTAATAAGGTCGGCAAAATCCACGTGGGTCTCAAACAGGCATACAATCCACTCAAATGCCCGCGCAAATGCCTTACCCCTGTCAACAACAACCAGGTCCCTGTATAGCGCGCCAATCCACGCCTCCAGCATGGAGCCTAGAATGCGCAAATTGCGGCGACCATTGCACAGGTCCTCTACGTGACGACTGACGATTAGCCACTTACCCATGCCAATTTTCTCAGCCAGGTGCCCCAGCATCTTGTTATTTACAAGATTGGAGCGCAGTGATGTCCAGAAGCCCTCACCCTCACCAGGGTAGCGCATGCAAAGGTACTCCGCCGTAATTGCCTGAAGGATGCCGTCACCGTGATGCTCCAGCTCCTCATTATCGGCAAGCTTGAGCGGCATAACACCATCGGGTCGCGGTGCAACAATAACACGCTCACCAGTAGTCTGGACACTGGGACCCTCCGGTCTATCTACGTAGGAACGATGTACAAATGCCTGTCGAAACAGTTCGTAATTTAGGGGCACATCCTTTACACCATAGGTTGAAAGGATGCGCAGAATCTCCTTGTCCGGTACATCTTTGTTACATGCATTCCAGGGGAT